ACTCAGCCGATTTGAACAAGGGGGACTCTCCCGAGGCGATAGCAGCGCTGACGCTGCTGATTGACCAGGTTTATGCTGGGTGGCGACCGCCGCCAAAACTGACGGTTAGCGAGTGGGCTGAATCTGATCGGTACCTCAGCCCGGAGGCGAGTGCAGAGCCGGGCAAGTGGCACAATGCCAGGGCGCCGCATCTGATTGATCCTATGGATGCCTTGTCGCCGTCTGATCCGTGTCAAGAAGTCGTTATGATGTTTCCATCACAAGACGGCAAAACTGAAATACTCAACAATTTTGTCGGTTATATCATTGATCGGGATCCTGGTCCTGCATTAATCATATAGCCAAACGTAAAACCTAGGGCTGAGGCGTGGTCTAAAGACAGATTGGCCCCAATGCTTCGGGATACGCCGAGCCTCAAGGGTAAGGTGGCTGATGCAAAGAGCCGAAACAGCGGGAATACTGTAGGACACAAGACTTTTCCCGGTGGTCATATCTCTATAGCCGGCGCAAATAGTCCAGCTGGCCTAGCTTCCAGGCCTATCCGGTATTTGTTGCTGGATGAGCTGGACAGATATCCGTTGAGTGCTGGCACTGAAGGATCGCCGATTAAATTAGCTGAAAAGCGTACTCGGCGCTTCTGGAATCGCAAAATAGTCAAAGTTTCGTCGCCTACATTTGAGGATATCGGTATCCATGCTGAATATGGACGATCTGACAAAGGTCAATGGCAGCTCGAATGTCCTGATTGCAAAGAATTTCAATTTCCGAGGCTTAAACACCTGAAATGGGATAAATTGCCGAACGGTACACCGTCAAAAATCCGTTATACTTGTGAGCATTGTGGTGTTGATCATACAGAAGATGATGAACACCTTATTAAGTATAGTGGTCAGTGGGTAATAACAGATCCGGGGCCAGGCAGGCCGAAAGGATTCTGGAAAAATCAAATTTCCTCTTTGTTTATCAGTTGGCGCGAGACTATTGTTGAATGGTTGGCGTCACAGAGCGATACCGAGAATCGGCAAACGTTTATCAACACGGCACTGGCTGAGCCTTATATAACTGCTGGTGAGAAAATAGACGCAATAGAACTCTATCACAGGCGCGAACGATATATGTTTCAAGTGCCGGTCGGTGTTCAGGTTCTGACTGCTTGGTTCGACGTGCAGAAGGATAGAATAGAGGGTGAAGTGATGGGCTGGGGCTTCGGTGAAGAGTCTTGGGCCATTGAATATGTTAGAATTTATGGTGATCCGCTCAAGGAGCAGATCTGGGCTTCACTTGCCGAGATCATAAAGAGCGAATATCTGGGCGAAGGTGGCCAGCCGTTTCAGATTGCAAAGGTTGGCGTTGATTGCGGTTATTTGACTGACGAGGTTTATAAGTTCTCATTGGCGCAAGGTCGGACTTGGGTTATTCCGACTAAGGGGCATCAGGAACGCGCCAGGCCGATTCAGACTTTCCCCCGTAGTCCTGACCAGAAAAGTCACGTATACAGAACTATGGTTGGCACGGATACGGCTAAGGAAATCGTATACAACCGATTCGAGCAGACTATAAATTCCGATGTGCCTAACGGGCCTGGCCAATGCCATTTCCCGATGCGTGAAGGTTTTGATGAAGCTTATTTCCATCAGGCTACGGCGGAAGAGAAGATGAAGAAATACCGCCATGGTGTTGCCTATTATGAATGGGATGCCAAGAAGCGGCGCAATGAGGTTCTTGATACAAAAGTCGGAAACTTAGCAATGATCCGTCTGTTGCAGACTCGTTTCGGCGTCAAGTTGAATAGGTCTGTTGATAATCCGCCGGTACCGACAGCAAAACGACAGACTCCGGCACAGAGACAGGAAAGTCGGTTTTCAAGGCAAGGCCTTTGATGCTCTGGGCACATCCGACAGGTGATATGCCTGCCGTTGTAGATATTATCGCGCTCGGACCTTCTCAACGCGAATACCATGCAGATCAGCATTCGTCTTACACGCCTGGCCTTGATCGCCCCGACGAGACATGGATTATCAACAAAGGACTGCGAACAGTAAAAAGTGACGTGGCCTTCGTCCTCGATGACCTGGAAGGCGAGCGCAGAAAATCAGCGCGTTATGCCGATGACATTATTGCCTATGCTAAAAACAGGCCGGTTATCACCAGCGAGTTGATGGACATAGAAAGATCAACTTGGCCGGGCCGGTTTTTCGACTACCCGCTCACAGAAGTTATTGACCATATAGGCGGGCTGGTTGCCGAGCGGCAAGGCGTCGCGCCTACACCTCAGAATGTTCGTGGCCTTGGTCTACAAGCTGGATGGTATCTTCATAACAGCGTGCCGATGATTCTGGCCTATTCACTTTATATCGGTGTCAAAGAGATTCGTTTGATCGGAGCGGACTACACCATAAGGCATTCCGATAGCATGGAAGAAAACCGATCGAATTGCGAGTACTGGGTTGGATTCCTGCGTGCTATGGGAGTGAGAATTCGCGTCCCGTCAGGTACAACACTGCTTAACACATGCACGAATAAGCGTGTCTATGGTTATGCGCGTGATCCAGTTCTAAAGGCGGTCAGCGAATAACGAACACAACCTGTTTTCATGTAAACCCAACTCGCACAACGCGGGTTTTTTATTGGATGATCCGATGATACTGTCAGAAGCAGAAACATTCCTTGCCGCGTGCAAGACTGCATACCTGGGCGCGCTCGCGGGTAAACAGGTCCGATACAATGGGCGCGATGTCACTTATCAGGATCTGGCTGCTTTGCGTGATGAATTGAACGGCTGGGAAAAAACCGTCAAGGATCTGACTGCAAGCGCTAATGGTGCAACTAATCCGGGAGTTAGAATTTCAACATGGACATAAATAATATTATCAATGAGCTGAATCGTTTGGAAATGCGTGGTGGATGTAATGTTCTGCCAGAAACATTGCGCCTATCGATCATTTCTGCACTGCAAAAACCGGTTGTTAAGCGTGGTAGGCCAGCTAGGAACAAAGAAACGCCCGAAGTAATTGGAAAAGCTCCAGAATGAATAAAAAGAAAAAAAAGAAGATAGCGAAAGCTCGCAAATTATTACGTTATTACGACGCCGCGCAATCTTCTAATTATCACAAGGTTATCAGGGGAGGGGCGAATAGCGGAGATAGTGTCACGCACTCGGCAGCAACGAATCTGCGTAGCTGGTCCCGTTACCTGGATGAGAATCACGATCTCTGTATCGGGATATTCGATAACCTGGTCAACCGGGTAGTCGGCGCAGGCTTGACAATTGAACCGATAGTTAAGCGCAAGAATGGAAATTTACACTCACAGGTCAATGATCAGCTTCGTGATTTGTGGATGGAATTCTGGGATCGCCCGGAAGTCACCGGAGAGCTGCCTGGTAATGAAGTCGAGCGGCTACTATGCCGAACATGGTTCCGCGACGGTGAGGCGCTGACAAAGCACGTCATGGGCACTGGGCCTGCAATTCGGCATAATTCCCGGATACCTTATTCGCTTGAATTACTGGAAGCTGATTATCTGCCGATGGATCTTCAGGGCGCTGGGGACAATGTTATCCATGGGGTCCGGAAAAATGGATGGGGCCGTCCGGTAAGTTATATCTTATATAAAGATCATCCTGGCAATACACTTGTTCCATTTAACAAGACTACTTTTGACACCGTTGAAATCTCAGCAGATCTGATTACCCACCTTAAATTCGTCCGCCGATTCAGACAGACTAGAGGCGTGCCAATTATTCACGGTATTATCCACAGGCTGGATGATATCAAAGACTACTCCGAAAGCGAGCGTATCAAAGCCCGCGTCAATGCAGCATTCACTTCTTACATTAAGCGTAGTCCTGACTTTACCGGTGATGTCGATACCGATGGAAATATCCCTTTTGAAATGCAATCAGGGATGATATTCGACGGGCTGCGGGTAGGCGAGGAGCTGGGCAGTGTAGGCACCGATACCCCTAACCCTAACCTTGGCCCATTCATAGCTGAAATGATGCGTGCAGCCGCGTCCGGGACAGGTACAAGCTATTCTTCTATCAGCAAGCACTATGATGGCACCTATAGCGCGCAACGCCAGGAACTGGTCGAGGCTGTCGAGGGTTACAGAAAATTGCTTAACTTCTTTGTCGGTGTTCAGATGATGCCGACCTGGCGTAACTTTATAGATATGATTGTTACGTCCCGTTTATTCAGGATGCCTGCTGGTCTTGATATCAGACAGCTATACAGTTCTGTGGATATGCGTGGACCTGGTATTCCGTGGATCGATCCTAAAAAGGAAATGGAGGCTGATTCACTTGCAGTTGAAAGTGGATTCAAATCGCGGGCGCAAGTCATTCGTGATCGTGGTGGTGATCCAAGATTGGTGGACAAGGAACTTGCTGCAGACGACTTCGAGCCGAAAGAGAAGGAGTTACCTGAACAGCAGGAATTACCTGAACAGCAACCGCCAGACGAGGAAGAAG